GGCCGGCAAATACCGCGGTACCGCCAGTGTTATTCGCAGCACAAACGCCCTGACTTGTGATTGAACACATCGTCGCGCCAATAATGTTATTAGTCGCGTCTGTAGAATCAATCGAATAACTTTGCGCTCTCCAAGGACCGTCGGAATACTGTTCGCCGGGAACGCCGAAACCTTGTTGTAAGAAAACTTCAGATTGGAAACCCATAGTTATTTACTCCCTTTTAAATACGCGTCCACACAACTGGATTCGATTTGTTGATCTTTGGCGAAAGTCGGTACTGACTGTTTTGCGCCTGCGAGGAAACCTTCGAGTACGGAGGCTTCGTGACCGGGTTTGCAGTTAAGACCAAGCTTTTTAACGCCGTATTTGGCAACTTCGGAAAATGTCTTTTCGGCATGATCGAAGGTACCAATATGTTTTGATAATTTTTCAGCTAGGTTGTTACGACGGTTAATTTCACGCATAACAAGTTTAGCATCCATACCCGCTGGTTTTCTTGTATCACCGTCAGGTTTCGATTCGTCCTCATCTTCGCTAATATCGGCTTTTTCTTTCTCGGCGTCTCCTTCCGCATCGTCGCCCGTTACTTCGGCTTTATTAACAAATTTATTATATTCACCCTCTGCGTCTTTGGCGTCGCCTTCTTCCGCAGCTTTTTTACTTAATTCTTTCGAGGCTTCTTCTTCGTTATCTTCGACTTTTTCTTTTTTCATCATCTGCATGATTTCTCGAATAGCGCGGGAGCATTCCTCAAGTGTCATTGCTTCTTCCATATCATCTTTCGCCTTGTCTTTAATATCTGACATAATTAACCCCTTGGTGTCAAAAGTAAACTTGAATTGATCCAGCACTGCTACATCATGCCCCGATCTTCCCTCCTCGACTAACGCTAGATGATTACCTCTAATGTTTCGTTGGACGAAGTCGTAACTCTCACCATCATACACGCCTGGTGAGTTATCATACAAGCACCGGTACCCGATGGACAATTCTTTTTTCCCACTGTCTATTAGTTCCGCAAGCTTATTCGAAAATACTTTAAGATTCGCTTTTAAATATCCGTCGTCAAAATAGACGTCTTCTCCAACCACACCATGAACGCCCTTTTTCTCGGGTGCTTGCATGCCATCTTCGGAACCTAACATTGCGTGTTCATCTGTCCACGGTAGCAATTTAAAAGAAGCAATTGCTTCCGGGTTGTTTAGTTCTTCTTCCGGACGATAGACTTTATAGATTCTATCCGGGTCTAAGTCTGGCGATATTTGCGCGCCGGAATATGGAAATATCCCGACCTTACTAATTGGATTATCTTTAATTTCCGCCCAACCATCTTTCGTGTGGCCTGTTGTATACGCATTCGGGTTAATTTCTTTATCTTTAGCTTTACGCGCTGTCGCGTAAGCAATTGCCGCAGCTTGTGCGTTCGACATATCCGGGTGGGCATTCTTTTCAATTTCGATATTCTTGCTAATCGCTTTCTGGCTGTGTCCATGAACTAACGGCATGTTAGTTACTCCTGTTCGAAATTAATCACTGGTAACATTGTACACCGGCAGTTTACGGGAAACCCGGGAATCCCGCGATCTCTTTCCGGAACGCCTAACGCTGCCTGTTGTTCCTCTACTTTATCAAAGTCGAATATGTGTCCACTAATCTTTAAGTGTGACTCCCGTGGGACTTGCCCACCTCCACTATGTATCCACTCAAACTGACGAACACCTATCGCCTGCATACGTTGTTTATTAATCGAGTTGTAGGCTTTCCGAGTTTGATCTAACGCTAGATTTTCGGCGCGTCGTTTAGTCTGCCCGGCGTACTTATCAATTTCGGGAACAAGATCGGCTAAACCATTTCCAGTCGTAATCGAGCGCATGACCGCGCCCGTTATATCCTTGAAATATTGCTCGGGAATAGACTTAATTAATGACACATTTTCGGCAACGCTAGCCTTTGCGACTTCTTCCATCCCCAAAGGGACTACGCCAGTCTTGAGCGACAATCCGCCGCTTAATTGCTTAAGGCTACTATGTAAATTCGTTTTACTCGTTTGGGCGGCACCACGTACCATACGATCGGCTAATATTTTAGCTTTCGAAGAAAATAACTGACTAAATTTGTCGGTTAACGCGTTCATTAAAATACGCGCTTGACTAGCTAAACTCGCATCCATTGCCACTGCTTCAATTGACGCAGATTCGGCTTTAAATAAACGTACAGTTTTTACTTTAACTTCCGTAACCATTTCGTTGATTAGCCTATTTAATTCTTTTGCGTATCTTTCCTGTTGCGCAGCATTATATCGTAAAGTATTGCCTTTCAATGTTATGTCTCTATTTTTAGCCCATCTTCTTTTACGCTTAGTTAATGGGGGTGACTTTGGCATGATTAGCCCTCGTTAGGATCACTTAGTATTTCTTCAATAGGCATTTCGTCCACTAAACCAGTATACCCGCTTTCTGGATCGTTAATCACGCGTTGGCGCTCGTCCATACCGTCGATCGCTCCGGCATTCATCAATAGCCCACCGGTTTCGGCTTTCATCTTATTAAGCTCGGCTAACTCTTTAGCAGTCATGGCGTCGAGTGGTTTCCAAGTAACTGTCGTATTGAAAGGTTCGATATTGAATTTTGGCGCAATTTCAGAGCGAATCAATAACAAGTGGTGACGTTCAAGTAAAGGCGTCAAGGCGTGCGTCTGCAAGCTTTCTAACATTTCGTGATAATTAGACTCCTCGAATTCTCCCGTCGTGTTAAAGCCCTTTGGCGACGTTCCTAATAGCTTAACTGACGGAACGTTAGCGGCAGCCGCGACAAGTTGGTATTGCGTCATAATGACCGCATCGAGATCGGTAAGAGTCGTATCGAATTGTTGCATTTTTTCTTCAAGCCCTAATGCTTTTATCCCATAGTTGTCACGATTGAAAACCCATTGCTGTATACGTTTAGCGAAACTGATCTCATTCGCGGTTGCTTGAGCAAGATCGACATTAATAACGTCGGTACGTTTTGTAAGGGCAAGCATTGGCGCTTCGTTAGCGGTACGCTCCGCAGCATAAACTCGTTCCACGATCTTTTGAGGAATTGGAATACCGCCATAAACGTATGTTGGCTTAAGCACGTCCGGGACTTCCTCGGTTCTATACACAATTAAATGTGTTCGGTGGACTAGCTTACCGGCGATATTCCACCATGTAGGCTCATAGAAATTGATTGACGACGGGTCGCCCGCGTCTGCGGTATCGAGTTGCGGAGTAATCCAATATGGATCGATTTGTGAGATTCCCTTATAGCTTCCGGGCGTAACGCCGTCTGGATTAAATGGTTTGTAATAGTAGTCCGAATCTTCCGATTCGATCTTAAACATAGCAATTCGAATGCCGAATATGCGTCCCATTTGCAGGAATTGAATTAAATTTTTATTAACATGATACTTAACGTCCGCTTTTCTAATTTCGTCTAATACGTCCGCTTCTACTTCGTTACCATCATTCACGGTCACTTCATATCCGTTTCGTGTCGAATCCTCGGCTGGCATTAAGCAACACTTCGATATTAACCAATTCTGTGAAAGCATGGCGCAGATTTGGTATCCCAAAAATGTTTGATTGGCATACCACAATAATTGACCTTGGGGGATTACGTCCGGGTTAACGAACTGCCGTTTTAGCGGGCTTGAGGAATCCATAGCGAAACCGGTATTTTTCTCGGCTTGATCCAACACGACGCGCATTTCTTTTGTAAGTGATTTACTAAAGGTACGTTCGAGCATTTCCTCAAGACGTTGCGCTTGTATTTCTTGTGGGTGCGAATCGGTGCTGAATTGCCTAGGACGTTCTTTCTTTGGTTCTATTGGCGCCGCTATTGGCTTCTTAAACTTATCCAAGAATCTATTAATCATGTAAAGAACCCCGCAGGTTTTCGTTTGATTGGTGCAAAAGCTATCATAACCGCATCTGCTTTATTTGGCGATCTCGTTCCGTCTGGCATTTTATCAACGACAATTTTACCGACGGCATTTTGGGAATACGTAGGTTGTGACAATTCGATAATTAAACTACGAATATCATTAACACTGCTTGCAATAGAAATAATATCGTCTTTATCGTACGGCAATCCTTCAACAACCGCCCGGTAGGTCAATTGGAAACGACGACGCAATGCCCACCAAGCCTGCGCTTTAGCATTAGCGAATAAGTCTTCGTTCGTTCGACCTCTTAAACCGTCTTTAGTTTCGTTTGACGCTTTAAATGGGTCGGCGGTCGGATCAACTACCGCGCCCGATCCGCGGAACGGTTCAAAATTAATAGTCGGTCTACCGTTGGCTATTCGGTTAGTATTAATCATTCGAGCATCCCCTCTCACCCCCGCGCCAAGACCGTCTGCATCATAATCGATGTTCTGATACTCGAGAACGTCAGCTAAGGAAAAAGCTTTTTCAACCGTATTATAAATGTCACCACCCTTTCCCGACCACATCTCGAGGTAATCGACCACAATGCCATGACGACCGCAAAGGGCGTTCTTGTCGATCCCTTCGTCGGCAATATCAAGACCGGCTTTTCGTATGCCCGAGGGCTGAATACCTAATTTTACGTGGGCATCAATTGCCGATTGAACCCATACGGAAGGAATTAAAATACCTTCGACCGAGGCGCTATAGTTAAGATCGATTTCTTGGGCAATGACGACCGGATCATCAATATCGTGACATTTCTTTTGATACCATTCGTCATCCTTACGGGGATCGTCGCGCCAATGGAATGTAAACACTTTAACTTTGCCGCCGAACCGCTTTCGGGCAAACGGATTATTCATGCCGCGGGGGGTGGAAATATCGTGTCGGCAGTTAGTGGTTTGGGAAAGGGAGGCTTCCACGAGTTCAGGTCGAGGCAGCCACGCGCTCTCATCCACAATGTAAAAGCTAGTACGGTCGCCACGTCCAATGCCGTCTCCGGCTTCCCCCGTGATGATCGACTGCGTGTCAGGAAAATAAACCCGCATATAAGGCGCATCTCGCCGTTCGTCCCACGTACCTCGGAAATCTTGGGGTAAATGCGCAATAAATTGCCGAACCTTATATAATAAAGACTTAGGGTCGCCTTTCTTATCGACATATTCTTCCTTACGTGAACCGAA